GTGCACACGGCCGATGAGATCATGTAGGAAAAACCAGGGCAAAAGGCCCCGTAAACCTTATTTTTATTTAAATTTTAAATTTTATAATTTTTTTGGATATTTTAAATTTTATATAAAAACAAACAAACAACAACACAACCAAATGAATCACCACAACACATCATTCAAACACTTGTTCTATGTTGAGGCCGCAAAAGCGCTAAATTGGGAAAATTGAATATAACACAAATAAAAGAAGGTCAAAGTCGGCAACGATGACGATCATATCACAGTACAACTAGGTATTACGCAAGGAGGTACAGGAAGGATACCAAGGATAAAAACCTTGGAAGTTTAGCAAACAGCCAGATGTAGTTCTGAAAGCTTTGCCAGGAAGAACGTCCCTAAAAAGATAAGGACCATAAATTAAGTTAGAGTCGTAAGGAGCTGTAACGAAAATATTTTTTGTAGTGCCAGTAGTAACTTGAGGATTAAATTCATAGGCACCGTAGTTGTAATTATTAACTAAAAATGAATTTAAAGGAGAATTGGTAGCATCCACAGTCATATCGCCATAATAAATATCACAACGAACTCCTTGGAAGATATTTACCAAACGGTTAATAGGTCTATTTAAGCAAAAGACATTGGTTGCATTTCTCTCACCTACGCCAGAATAAATGAAAGAAGGAGATAAAGACTGCATATACCTAGCTTCAGTCGCATCAGCAGGAAACGCAACTGTTTTTTGATTATCTATAGCAAGGCCGCCTAAAGGGCAACGACCTAGAAACTCAGAAATAGAAAGAGAATCATTGTTAGAGGTAAAATTTGGAGAAGAAACTGGACCATCAGTAATAGAAATTTGAGGTCTAGCTTTGAAACTTTCTACAATTACACGAGTCATTTTTGCTGGTCCAGATGCATAAGGACCTTCCATATTAGCAAAATGTGAAATCTTATTTACAGGAGTCAAAGGAACAGAAGGAGTAGGTAATTTAGGAGCAGAAAAAACAGGACCCTGCGCTTGAGCTCTAACACTGGCAGGAACAGGCACATTGAGAGGAATACCAGCGTTTGAGGAGTAACAGGGAGAACGAGTTTGTAGATCGCCATGAACATAAAGAAGAAGAGCTAAATTTTGGACGACATTGGTAGGACAAATAATTTTGTTGAGGACACGGAAAACAAGAAAACCCCAAATGGAATCTTTGTAATAATTGTAGGTTGACGGTGTACCAGGAATTTCGATAGTGAAGTCTGAAGATTCTTTAACATTAATGATAGTATTCCAATGTTTAGACCAATCAATAGTAGTAAAATTGTGATTCATACCGGGTAAATAAGCTATTTGAATTTTACCAGAATGGAAAAGAGTTTTTGGAATTTTAATTCTAAAATGAAGTGTACCAGTAACTAGATTGAAAAACTCAGTTGAAAGAGCAGTACGAGTGAAATTGCCATTGTAAGAAGTTTCAAAACCAGTTTGAGGAGTTATAGTATCAGCAGGAGTTACCTTAGGAGAGGGACATACAGCTATTTTGCCCAAATATGCACCAGAGGTGGCAGTTTTAGGCCAAGAAATAACACCAAGAAAAGAACGTTGTTGATAAAGATCAGAAAAACTATCTGAGGCGGAACCATCAGGGCAAATTAAAGAAGGCTTGGGAGCATACGGATAGGCACCACCAGGAGGCCCCTGAAGATCATCTATAAGGTTAAAAGGTGTAGTGATTTCTGAACGAACTTGGGTAACTAGAGATTTGCCAATAATGTGAGGTTTAAGTTCAGGTCCTTGAGGTTGAGCTCTAATATAACTAGGAATAGAACTGATTGGTTTAGGAATCTCAACTTCACTGATCGAATCAGGAACAACACGTTTAGTTCTGGAAAGAGCAGGAGCAACAGTGTCAGAATCACCGGGGAAACGGAATTCGATATCTTCTAACCATCCTAGCATAGTAAATTCAGGGGTACCAGTAACTTGAGAGCCAGCAACAGAAGAAAGTAAAGCGAATTGACCAAGAGTATTAGCTTTTGCAAGAGTAGGAACTTCATAATAATTAACAGGAAAATAAAATTTGACTTTAAGCAAACCAGTAGGATTTTCTTGAATATCTACTTCAACGTGTGGCAAAAACTCACAACACGTTATAACTTTAAGATGAGTATTGGTAGTAGTATCTGTATCAAAAATTCGAGTTCTTTTAGAATAGCCAGGAGGAATAAAGACTAAATAATACATACCAGATTGATAAGGATCTGTAGAAATTTTAACGTCGACGCACATAGTGAAAGTCATGCCAACGAAATTTTTAACTATATCTTTAACTGGGGTTTTGTTGAAGAAAGTGTATCCGAAGTCGAAGGAATTGTAAGGAGATATTTGATACTCATAAGAAAGACTTCCTTGTTTAAGAATACGCGGGTTTCCAAGTATACGCTTTGCATCAAATCTGTTATCACTAACAGTGTCTGGAAGAGTTGTATTAACAATAGCCTCAATTGTGTCAGTCTCGGAACGAAATTGTGTGAAAGATTGTGTAGTAACAGTTTCGTCCCTGACGCCGAGAAAGGTCGACGCAGTAGAACTAATAGAAGAAGGATTTTGTGTAGCAGGATCAATAGAAATAGCAGTTTCAATTTCGCCAACGAGAGAATTAGTAGCACCAGCAACGGCACCAGCAGCAACATTAGATAAAATAGTAGCAATTAAATACAATAACGCAGAAAGATAGAGTATAATTAGTCTCTAACTAAGCGCAGACAAATCAGTAGCCTTTAAAATAAAACCAGAAGAGAGCACACACTGATTAATAGAAAAACAAATTTTCTCTCTCTAACAAATAAATTGTGATGATTCAGGCTTTGCTGCCATTCCCATATGTCTGATTTAGGAGTGGCCCCATTCATCCTGGAGTATTAACAAAAAGGTTGGTATTCTCCGGAGAGAACAAATTGGCGAGTTCGAATAAAACCATCAGAATGGAAAGGAATTTTATGAGTCATACATGCAGCTTTTAATTTATCACAGTTGTCGTTAAAAAATTCTTCACCCCAAATAGAGGATTCACGGAGACAGTCATCAACAACTTGAGGTATTAAGTGTTTTTGGGTATCAGATTTCGAGACCCAATTAGGCATTTCAAGAATGACCTCTTTGTCAAGTCCCCACACCCAGCGAGGAGACTCATAAGAATAAGAATTGGCAAAAATTGGAGAACGTTTAAGGTAGGATATTTGACTAAAATTAAGATATTTAGGCATAGCAGAACCAGTTTTGAGAGCATCAGTGTAAATCAATTCCTTGGCAGCAAAACACTTTTGTAGAGTATGATGATTATAAAAATGAATGGCGTCATCAGATACGCCGAGAACATTATCGTCACCTTGAAAATTAGCGCGAACATGATCTAAATAACTACGAAAACCACGAAATTTGGGAGGAGCAAGTTCATCCCAAGCATAGTAAAAATAAAATTGGTTAAGCAAAGTATTAAAGCTAGCAGTAAGAAGACAACCAGAAGGCATGCCATGAGTCCACATATATACATTAGTATCAAGCAAATGAACAGAAGAAGCAATATCAAAAGAACACATTTCTCTAACATCATTATCAATAGCAAGACGGGAAAACAATTCATCTTTTGTGACATTAAGATGAGAACAAAGTTCAACAGAATAAGTTTCATAAAGTCTAGTAACAAGTTTATTGACCATAACCATACATTCCATAAGTGCCTGGTAAGAATTGTGTCCATCCCATTCCTGAAAATCTCCAGCAAGAAATTTTGTGCCCTTTTCTCTAAGAAAAGTAGCGAGTCCATGACCATGAGCAAAAGAATAAATATTAGCACCTATAGACGATTGACATTTAATAACGGTTGCGACCTGAATTTTGAGGAAAAACATTAGATATTTGCGGAGAATGACAGTAAAATGTACAGGAGAAGAGACGATAGTTCGAGTCTTACCAGCAGCAACCTTTTGCAAAGGGCGCCTTTCTGATTTACACAAATCTTGCCATAAAATATGGGCACGCTTTCCACTAGCCATCTGAGCAATACTATTATCTACAGTTTCCTTAAGAAGATCATTCATAATTCCATTTTCATCAATAAAAGCACGTTTACCAGCCTTTCCTTCACGAAGGTGAATCCATGGAAGACCGGCAGAAGTAGATAAAACTAGAGGAGAAGAAAAATTTCCATCGCCCTTAATAGCAACTTCATCGCTAACACATGAAACAAAATCTTGTGGTTTCAATAAACCTTTATTTACACTATCGACAGCTAAATCATAATACAAATCACAGATACTATCAGAAACATGGGTCAATCGTTCAGAATCAAATTGGCCAGCAACTGTGCCGGCCTTGGCTAGGGATTTATAACGAACGTCTATTATTTCAGCAGTGACAGGGTCGACATAATTACCAAGGACTGAACGAGCATACTTAGGCTCTTGTAACACACCAGATATACATGAAGGACCAAAATTGTGTGAAAGAACTTTACCAGAAGTGAATTTGGCTGTACCCAAAGGAATAAATGCTCCATTTGGAACAGCAACGATACTCGGAACGTCAGTAGTAGGGGGAGATGCAAGGTAACGTCTGTCAATTCTGCTGAGAGCAGCTTCAAGACGTTCTTTAGTAACAGGAACAGAAAAACCATAACCCTTAACGCCACCGGATAAATTAACTACAGAACCGGCAACATGAATCCCAGCAATTTTATTTCTAAATTTTTGATCTAAAATAAGAAGAAGTGAACCACAATCGCCACCTTTAGTCGCGGCAACATATGCAATATAAGAAGCATGGTTGTAAACATCGCCTTGTGATTCGTACGTAAGTTCATGATCAGCTAAAGTAAAAGTTTTTTCGGTTGAAAGTTCTAAGGTAAGATTGTTCATCACAGAGAGATAAGCTTCCTTTTTGACTTGACGCATACCAGCTAAAATTGCACTTTTCCCGTTAATACGGGCTAATTCATCGGAAGTGAGAAAATGATTTCTAATCGAGGGTCTTGCAGAAACAAACTTATAATCAAAACAGACTAAAGCAATGTCTGTAGGATGATTAAATTTGTCAGTAACTGTGACGACTTGACTAACGGTATCGTTACTAACCTTGATCACTACTTTACCAGTAAAATCGACTAAATAAAGAGGAGTGACGCCAGACATCAAGACTTTCAAGGTAGGGATAAAATGACCACAAGTTAAAAGAACAGTACCAGCAATGAACCATCCAGTGAAATAAGTTTGATCTCGAACAAATTTGTCAGAAACATACGAGCCAGAACAGAAAGTATACAAATTAGACATAACACGATTAGTTAACAAAACATCTGTACAATTATCAGCGAGAGCTTCAGGAAAATTTTTGACGATTCCCTCGTCAGTGAGTAAATCTTCCAAAGAATCTGGGGTAGAATTCTCTGGAGTATATAAAATTCTGGATTCAACATTGACGACACGTTGTTTTTTAGAACCGGCGTTAGGATAACCTTCTTTGAAAACTGTAAATTTAGAAGCAGGAGGGACGACAGCAGAACGGACAAAAATTGCATCGGGATTATCTGAATTCAGAGCATTGACATAATCAAGAGCGGATTGCTTGATTTCAACTTCACCATCAACAGATCCAAACCACCAGCGTTTTATATAAGTAACCGAATATTTAAGAACTTTAAAGAAAGCTCCTCCAGCAAGAAGAGCAAAAAGAGCTTGACCCAAAAGAGGTAAACAACCAAGCAGATTATACAAGGAATATAAAGCGGGCGAACGATCAGAAATGAATTGGGTCCAAGAGAAAGGAGCCCATAAATTGTGATAAAAAGCAGTCCAATAATCAACAGTTCCAAACAAATTAGTAAAAGAAGAGAGAGAAGCAGTATCGGCTGCAAAAAGAGCATGTTCATCCAGATTATATTTGGTCTTAATGTCAATGGATGCCATGTAAAATGCCATATTAGGAGTACTCTGAGCACGAACATAATTTCGGAAAAGACTAACAAATTCTTGTATTTTGGCCTTGTTTTTGTGATTTTTATACATGTCAAAAAATTTAGGATTATTCTGGAAACGATAATAGAACACTTCAAAAGGCGTAAGATTAGAAGCTGGTAAAGCCATACTAACATAAAGCTTAGAAGCAACATCCCAGTCAATTACGACATTTGCAACATAATTGGGATTGATAGAGGTAATAAACTTGAAAAAAGCTGATTCCCATGTAGATAACATACCAGAGGTAACAAAACCTGACAAGGTACAAGAAGATACCACACGAGACAAAGCATAGAACTCTACACATATAGAGTCCATAAAATTTTGCCAAGAGCCTAACGGAGGATTGAGAGTCCCAGTTCGAACATAATTAACGAATTCAGTACCAGCAGAATAAAGAGTGGATGGAATATCTAAGACATTTATACCAGAAACAATTTTCTTTGAAGCAATATCGATAGTACAAAGTTTGACATAAATATTATCAACTTCGTTACAACGACCAACATGGCGAGCAAACTCACCAGAACTATACGACTTGAATAAATTGAATAAAAGAGCATTTTTCTGATCAAGAGTTAGGTTGGTGTTGGGACCTTTGTAAGCACTAGCAGCGTTACCACAAACTGCAGTAAGCATTGGAACGATTGCAGGATCATAGGCACACTTACCTTGAAGAAAGTCATTAGCATAAGCGACCGGATCGAGAACATCATGAAAATTAGCATCTTTAGTCGGAGGAGTAAATTTAAACCAACTCTTGAGGTAAGAAACGGGTCCTTGAGGACGAGCGAGAAATGTTTTACAATCTGCCCCTATACTAGCAACAGACTTTGATAACTGAATCTTATCGATGGCACGAGCCTTGTAGACAGGATTAAAAATTTCCAGAAAACCATACCAATCATAGACATTATAGCAATCACGAAGAGCGTGAGCAGAACCATCAACACTAGAATTATGTGTCCAAGAATAAGGATAGACAGTAGGATCTTTATTTGTAACCATGGGTCTGGAAGATGTGCATTTTACATGAAGTTCATAAACA